CGTGGGGCTCAGGAACGTAACTGCCGACGTCGCGCTGCCGTCCGCCGCGCGGGGCGCCGGCACCTTCACGAGTGGTCCGGTCGCGGCAGCCGGCGGCGCCGCCGATGTCGTGCTGGCCGTGCACTGCACGGCGGCCACCGGCCCGCCGACGCTCGATGCCTCGCTGGAGGAGTCGGCCGACGGCAGCAGCTGGACGGCGATCCCGGGTAGCGCCATCACACAGCTGACCGCGCCCGGTAACCGGGTCGCCTACGCGGCCGTCACGAAGAACTACGTCCGCGTCACGTCCACCGTCGCGGGCACCACGCCGAGCGCCACCTATCGGGCGTCCGTCTGGATCCGCCCCGAGTAGCAGGAGGAACCGCAGTCATGGCACGAGACGAGAACATGATCGCCGCGCTGAAGCGGGAACGCGCCGCGTATGTCAGCCAGGGCGACGGGGACCGCGTCAGCCAGGTCGACGAGTCGCTCAGGCACTACGGGTACGACGCCGAGCAGGACGGCCCGCAGGAGCGCACCACCGCGCCGCAGCAGACCGCCGACGCCAGCGCCCCGCCGGCGAGGCCGACGGCCAGGAAGTCGACCGTCAAGAAGGCCGAGGCCAAGCCCGCCGAGGCGACGCCCTCGACCGAGGCGCAGTCCACGCCGCTGGCAGAGTGATGACCGGTGGCCCACGAGTACGGCAACCTGGCCGCGCTGAAGGAGCGCCTGGGGATCGAGGCCAGCGACACCAGCCGGGACACCCCGCTGATGTCGGCCCTCGGCGCCTCCTCGCGTGGCATCGACAAGGTGACCGGGCGCCGGTTCTGGCTGGACGACACCGCCACCTCTCGTGTGTTCCGCCTCGCCGGACGGGTCGTGTGCGAGGCCGACGGGGACCTGCTCCTGGTCGACGACATCGGCAACGTCGACGAGCTGGTGGTCGAGACCGGCAGCGGCTCGACCTGGTCCCTGGTCACCGGGTACGAGACCCAGCCGGACAACGCGCTCGCCGAGGGGAAGCCGGTCACCGGCCTGCTCCGCCGGGGCAGTTGGGGAACGTTCACCTCGCGGGTGCGGATCACCACCAGGTGGGGCTACCCGGCCGAGCCGGAGGACATCACCGAGGCATCCCTGATCCAGTCCTCGCGGCTCTACAAGCGCAAGGACTCGCCCGAGGGCATCATCGGCTCGGCCGAGTGGGGCGTACGCAACCTGTCCCGCCGTGACCCGGACGTCTGGGCGCTCATCGAGCCGTACTGCTTGCCCGGCTTCGGATAGGGGGCGGCGTGCAGATCTCCCCCATCAAGGACGCGATCGCGGACGCCGTCCGCGTCGCCGTCGTCCTGCCGACCGGGGTCGGGAAGTTGACGTGCACCGGTTACGTACCCGATGCCGTGGTCGCCCCGTGCTTCTTCGTCGGCGAGGTCGATGTCAACTACGACCAGACCATGGGCCGCGGCACCGATGAACTGCTCATCACCTGCCGCGTGCTGGCCGGCCGCGCGGATGACCGCTCGGCCCAGCGCATCCTCGACGGGATGCTGTCCGGCTCGGGCCAGGCCTCGCTCAAGGTCGCGTTCACGGCGGCGCGCGGCGCCCCGGGCGAGCTGGCCCTGGGCGGCCTGGCCGACGACATCCACCTGCAGCGCGTGCAGGGCTACCGCTGGTACGAGCACGCCGGATACAGCTACGTCGGCGCCGAGCTGGCCGTCAGGGTCATCGGAGACGGGAGGACATGATGCGCATCCGCATCACCCAGCAGCAGCCCGAGGGCGCGATGCTCAACGGCGAACCGTGGCCCGACGAGGGCGACGAGGTCGACGTGCCGACGGCGCAGGGCGCGCACCTGGTCGCTTCCGGCGTCGCCGAGACCGTCGACGACAAACCGGCCGCGCGCGCTCGCAGGACCCGCAGGGGAGGCGACGATGGGTAAGACCGTCCTGACCAACGTGCGGTGCTTCGCCGTCGGGGTCGACCTCACGGGCAACTCCAACAAGATCGAATTGTCCTCCGAGGCCGAGGTCAAGGACGCCACGAACTACGGCTCGCAGGCCTGGAAGGAGGTCGTGGGCGGGATCGCCTCGGCGGAGATCTCCGGCGAAGGGCAGTGGGAGGCCCTGGACGTCACGAAGGTCGATGACGCGTCCTGGGCGCAGCTCGGCGGCGTCGGCCCCTGGTCGATCAGCGCCAACAGCGGTGCGGCCGTGGGTGACTTGGCGTACTTCACGCAGGCCATGCGCTCGGACTACAAGCTGTTCGGCGAGATCGGCGAGATCGCCCCGTGGACGGGCACCGCCAAGTCCGCGTGGCCCCTGGTGCGCGGCCAGTTCGCCCACCCGCCCGGCACCGCCCGCACCGCGACCGGCACCGGGACGGGCCTCAACCTTGGCGCCGTGGCCGTCAACAAGCGGATGTACGCGGCGCTGCACGTCCTCTCGGTGGCCGGCACTGCCACGCCGACCATCACCGCGCGCGTCGAGTCCTCCGTGGACAACACGTTCGCCAGCCCCACCACCCGCCTGACGTTCGCCGCGGCCACCGCAGTGAGCGGGCAGACCCTGCGCACTGCGGGCACGGCCATCACGGACACGTGGTGGCGGGTGGCGTGGACGATCTCCGGCACGACGCCGTCGTTCCTGTTCGCCGCCGCGCTCGGCATCCAGTAGCACCCCGCCCCACCTCGTACCCGGCCCGCTACCGGGCCCTTCGTCATGCCCTGAAAGGGGGTCCGCCGTGCCCAAGATGGTTCTGCTCGCCGAGTACTTGAGCATCAACGCCAACGTCCTGAACACCTTTACGAAGAAGGCCGAGTTGTCGGTCGAGGTGGAGGAGAAGGACGTCACCAACTACGCGTCGCTGGGCTGGAAGGAAGTCATCGGCGGCCTCAAGTCCGGTGAGCTGGGCTGCGACTTCCTGAACGACTTCGCCGCCGCGCAGCTGGACGCCATCATGTGGCCCCTGCTCGGCACGGTCGTGCCGTTCGAGGTGCGCGCCGACCAGGGCGCCCGTTCCACCGCCAACCCCGCCTACACGGGCAGCATCCTGATCAACGGCTGGAACCCGATCACCGGGTCGATCGGCGACGAGGCCAGCGTGTCGATGAGCTTCCCGACGTCGGGGGCCGTGGCCCGGGCGACGGCCTGATGGCCGGCGGGCCGCCGTTCTCCCTCGGTGTGGAGACGCACGACGGGCTGGCGGCCCTCACCCGTGCCCTCCGCGCCGAGGAGGACGGCAGGCAACTGCGCAAGGAGCTCGCGGCCAACATGCGCGACGCCCTGCGCCCGGGCGCGCAACAGGCCAAGGACTCGATCATGGGCATGGTGTCCCTGCACGGCGCACAGCCCGCGCTGCGCACGTCGATCGCCCGGAAGATCCGGCCCGAGGTCAAGCTCGGCGGACGCTGGTCCGGCGCCCGGGTCAAGGCCTTCAAGACCAAGAACATCAGGGGCTTCGCCAACGCCCCCAAGCGCACGAACAGGGCGAGCGGCTGGCGCCACCCCGTGTACGGCAATCGCGACGTGTGGGTGCAGCAGCGCGGCAAGTTGGAGTGGTTCGACCGCGCGTTCCGGGGCCGTGAAGGGATCTACAAGCAGGCCGCCGAACAGGCAATGGAAGACATGGCCCGGCGCATCGCGAACCGGGCCCGATAGGGAGACCCACCCATGTATCTGGTCTACAACCCCGAGGGCAGCGACGAGCCGAAGCGCTGGAAGTACCAGCCCAAGCGGCTCATGTCCGCCGAGCGGGAGATGTTGGAGCGGTTCACCGGCAAGAACTTCACCGAGTTCAGCCAGGACGTCCTGAAGGGCAACAGCAAGTGCCGGCGCGCGCTGCTGTACCTGTACCTCAAGCGGGAGCACCCAACGCTGAAGTTCGACGACGTCGACTTCGCATGGGAAGAGCTGGAGTTGGAGCACTCCAAGGGCGAGTTGCTGCTCATGCGGGAGAACGTCGCCGAGTCGGTGCCTGCCGACCAGCTCGCGGCCGTCTTGGAGAAGCTGGACCAGGAGATCGCCGAGGCCTACGAGGACCCTGACGAGCAGGGAAAAGCCCAGCTGCCGATCGCCGGATAAAGCGACTCGGCGACGCCGCGCACCTGCTCGGGATCGCCGGCAGGGACTGGGACACCTTCACCGTCGAGGAGACGGACGCCTACCTCGACTGGATCGACGCCTACGTGAAGGCCCAGCAGGAAGCCAACGAGAAGATCAAGTCGGGGCGCTGACCACCCGCTACCCAGAAGGGAGGCGGGCTCGTGAGCGATACCTCCCTGGTGTTCAACCTCGTTGCCCGCGAACAGGTCTCGGAGACGCTGGGCAAGGTCAAGGAGAAGTTCGACGCGGCCGCAACCGGCATCGCCGCGGGCGTCGCTGGAGCCCTCGGCTATGGGGTGGCAGCGTCGATGGACATGTCGGCGGCCAACGCGAAGCTGGCCGCCCAGCTCGGCATCGGTCCGGCCGAGGCCGCGAAGCTGTCCAAAGTCAGCGCGGACGTCTACGCCAACAACTGGGGCGAGTCCACCGAGCAGGTCAACGAGGCCATCAAAGGCGTCTACCAGAACATTGGGGACGTCTCCAAGGCCAAGGGCGGCCTGGAGGGCGTCACGTCCAAGGCCCTGGCCCTGGCGCAGACCTTCGATCAGGAAGTCGGTCCGACCACCGCGGCGGTCGGGCAGATGATCAAGACCGGGCTGGCGAAGAACGCCGACGAGGCCTTCGACATCATCACCAAGGGCTTCCAGAGCGGCGTCAACAAGGCCGACGACTTCTTGGACACGCTGAACGAGTACGGCGTGCAGTTCCACTCGCTGGGCCTGAACGGGCAGATGGCCACCGGTCTGCTCTCCCAGGGCCTCAAGGGCGGCGCCCGGGACGCCGACCTCGTCGCCGACAGCCTCAAAGAGTTCAACCTCCGGGCCCGCGACATCACGTCCACGGCAGGGGCAGGCTTCAAGTCCCTGGGCCTCAACGGCAAGCAGATGGCCGCAGACGTGGCGGCCGGCGGCCCCAAGGCCACCGCTGCCCTACAGGCCACCCTCGACGCGCTGCGCAAGTACCCGGACACCAGCAAGAAGGCGTCCATCGCGTCGAACATCTTCGGCACGCAGTCCGAGGACATGCAGCGGTCCTTGGAGTCCCTCGACCCGTCGACCGCCGTGAGCGCGATGGGCAAGGTCGCCGGGGCCGCCGACAGGATGTCCAAGACCGTCAGCGACAGTCCGGCGGCTGCCCTGGAGACCTTCAAGCGGCAGGCCACCGTCAAGCTCGCCGAGGTCGGGGGCGTGTTCGTAAGTTTCGCCATGGACAACAAGGGTGCCTTCGGCCCGCTGATCGGGATCCTGGGCATCGTGGCGGGCGCCATCCTCGCCGTCTCGGTCGCCCAGAAGATCTACGCCACGTACACCGCGATCGCCTCCGCCGCCCAGACCATCTGGAACGCGGAGATCTGGGCGTCCACGGCGGCCCTGCTGGCGAACCCAATGACGTGGATCGTCCTCGCGATCATCGCCTTGATCGTCGTCATCGTCCTGATCGCGACCAAGACCACCTGGTTCCAGACCATCTGGACCACCGTGTGGGGCGCAATCGTCGACGCCACGAAAGCGACCATCAGCGGTATCGGCACCGCGCTGGACTGGTTCGCCTCGCTGCCGGGCAAGTTCGCCGGCTGGTTCGGTTCCGCCAAGGACTGGGCCATCACGAAAATGGTCGAGTTGGTCAACTGGCAGGCGGCCCTGCCAGGACGGCTCTGGAACGCGCTGGCCGGCCTCGCGGGCACCGTGACCTCGCGGGCGTCAGGCGCCTTCCAGTCCATGAAAGACGCGGCCGTCACCAAGGCAACATCCATGATCAACTGGGTCAAGGGGCTGCCAGGACGCCTCGCAAATGCCCTCGGTGACCTCAACGGGCTGCTCTACAACAAGGGTCTCGACGTCGTCTCCGGCCTGTGGAACGGCATCCAAGCCATGGGCGGCTGGCTGAAAGCCACCCTGATCAACTGGGCCAAGGACGTCATCCCCGGACCGATCATCAAGGCCCTGGGCATCGGGTCGCCGGCGAGGGTGCTGGCGGCGGAGGTCGGGCACTGGATCCCGCCCGGCATCGCGATGGGCGCCGAGGACAACCGCGACGTCCTCGACAAGACCATGTCCACGCTCGTCAGCCCGGCTGTCTACCGCCCCACGGCCCAGTCGATGGGCGTGACGCCGTTCACCGGCGCGGCCTCGACTCTCGGGGCCGGCCAGGGCTCGGCCACGCGCCTGGTGTTCGAACTGCGGGGCGGATCGCGGGCGTTCCGGGAGTTCTTCCAGGAGTCGGTCCGCGTCACCTCCGGCGGTGACGTGATCAAGTTCGCAGAGGGGTGACATGCCGAACCTGCCCCCGCCCGTGTGGGCGGAGCTGTTCTACAGCGGCGCCTGGAACACCATCACCGACGACGTCCGCGTGGCGACCTCGGCCGTGACGATCACCAGGGGTCTGTCGTCCGAGTCCGCGTCGGACGCCGAGCCGACCATGGGTGCGTGCGATCTGGACAGCCGCGACAACCGGTACGCCCCGCGCAACCCGGTCTCGCCGCTGTACGACCTGATCGGCCGGAACACGCCGATGCGGTTCGGCTACACGGCCGGCACGCCGTGGGCCGCCATGGCGGGCGGCCTGGGCAGTGACGCCCTGGAGACCCCGGACGCCGCGGCCCTGGACGTGAGCGGTGACTTCGACCTGCGTCTCGACGTCGCCCTGGAGAGCTGGGCCGAGTCGCAGATGCTGTGCCTGCGCTACATCCCGGGCAGCGCCGAGCTGTGGGCCCTGGAGATGGTGGGCGGCTTCCCCATGTTCATGTGGTCGCCCGACGGCACGTTCGCCAGTCGTATCGCACAGACGTGCACCGAGGAGCTGAAGGCCTACAACGGGCAGCGCCTCGCCCTGCGCGTCGTCCTCGACATCAGCAACGGGGCGGGCGGCTACGAGCTGCGGTTCTACACCGGCCGCACGGTCGACGACACCGAGTGGAACCTGCTCGGGTCCCCGATCGTGGGCGCGGCCACCACCTCGGTTTTCCCCGGCACCGCGCCGCTGGAGATCGGTTGCGGCACCGCGTTCAACGCGCTGCCCAGCGGCGGCGTCCTCAACCGGCTGCGCGGCAAGGTGTACGCGCTGAAGCTGCTGGACAGCACCACCATCAAGGTCAATATGAAGACCAGCGCGGCCACCGCGGGCGGCACGTCGTTCGTCGACGCCACCGGCCTGACGTGGACCAAGCAGGGCAGCGCGATCCTCACGAACAAGCACATCCGCATGGCCGGCGAGGTGCCCGCCTGGCCGCCGACGAGGGACCTGTCTCTCAAGGACAACTACGTCAGCGTCACCCCGGCCGGGGTGACGCGCCGTACGGATGCGGGTAACAAGCCCGTCGACTCCGCGCTGCTGCGGTTCATCAAGTTTCACGGCCCCGTCGAGTGCTGGCCGCTCACCGACGGCCCCACCTCCCTGGGCGCCAAGTCCATGGTGGGCGGCTCGGACGTGCGGCAGGAAATCGTCATCGGTACGGACACGGCCGCCGGCTGGGCGGAGGGCAAGCTGGCCGACTGGATCGAGCCGTGCCTGTCCGTGAAGGCGAACACCTCCGGGGACATCCGGGGCGCCTTCCGGCGCACCACGGGGACAGACGACTTCTGGTCCGTGGACCTCTTCCTGTCCGGCGGCGGGACCCCGAGCTCGGGCCAGTTCACCGTCTTCGACCGTGGGGCGGGCACCGACGCGGACAACCGGGTTCTGATTGAGATCATCTTCACCGGCAACCTCGACCGGCTCTCGGTCATCCGCCAGTCCGACGGGGACTCGTCGTCCAGCGTCGGCCTGCTGGCCAACGTCGACGGCGTGGGGATCTACAACGAGGACCCCCACCACATCCGGCTGTCCATCGACCCGCAGGCCTCGTCCACCCTCTGGTACCTGTACGTCGACGGCGCACTCCTCGGCAGCGGCACGATCGCCAGCATCGTGATGAAGTCCGCGCAGAGCGTGCTCTTGGGATGGGGATTCCTCACCCTCGCCGGCGTCACCATGACGGACCGGTCGTTCGGCTACCTCACCTACTGGGACGGCAACGGCCCCTCCGCCGCCGACATGTACACCGCGTACATGGGCTTCCAGGGCGAGCGTGCCGGGGACCGTATCGAGCGCCTGGCGACCGAGGCCGCCTACGTGGCCAGCACCGCGGGCGAGTCGGTCTACCAGCAGCCCATGGGCATCCAGGGACGCAAGAAGCTCCTGCAGTTGATGAACGAGGCGTCGGCCACGAACTTCGGCTACCTCCTGGACCGCCGGGACGCACCCGAGGTCATCCACCGCGGGCAGTCGACGCTGTGGAACCAGCCTCCCGCTCTCACGCTCGATTTCTCGGCCGGGCTGATCTCGGCGCCGTTCAAACCGGTGGACGACGACAAGCTCACCGAGAACGACGTGTCGGTGCAGCGTGAGTTCGGCTCGGTCCCGGCCAGGGAGGTACTGGAGGACGGCGCCATGTCCGTCAAGAACCCCGAGGACGGCGGGGTGGGCCGGTACGACCAGGCGTACACGTACAGCGTCGCCACGGACAGCCAGGCCGACCAGGTGGCCGGCATGCGCCTGCACCTCGGCACGTATGACGGGGTGCGCTACGCCCGCCTCACCCTGAACCTGGCCAACGCACGCGTCTACGCGCTGATCGACGACATCCTCCGCATCGACTGCGGCGACGAGATCCGCCTGACGAACCTCCCGGCGGACCACGGCCCCGACCCCGTCGACGTGCTGGTGGCCGGCTACTCCGAGGAGGCCGGGCCGAACGCCTGGCTCATCACGTTCAACTGCGTGCCCGGCGAGCCGTGGACGGCCGGCGTGGTCGACAGCAGCGTGTACGGGCACGCCGACACCGACGGCAGTGCACTCGCCGCATCCGTCACGTCCACCGCGACCAGGCTGTCCGTGACCGTCACCGACGGGCCACTGTGGACGACCGATCAGGCCGAGTGCCCGATGGACATCCGCGTCAGCGGAGAGGTCATGACCGTCATCCGGATCACGGGCGCCGTCCACGACGACTTCAACCGCACGGTGGCCGCCGGCGGCTGGGGCACCGACGACACCGGTGAGACATGGACCGTGACGGGCGGATCCACCTCCGACTACAGCGTGCAGGGGGTATGACGTGACGGACCTGTACGCCAGCTACACAGACCTCGCCGCGCACCAGACCGAAGGCGTCGACTACGAACGCCGCACCGTACCGGTAACCGGGGCGACCTGGTGCGCGATCGCGATCCACGGCGGCGGCATCGAAGCGGGATCCGGAGAAGTAGCGCGCGCTGTGGGAGCCACGCTGATGAACCACTACGAGTTCGCCGGCATCATGGCCAGCAACAACTTCGACACCCTGCACGTCACCAGCACGAACTTCGACGAGCCCATCGCGCAGGGCATCGTCACCGCCGCCCAGCGCTGCCTGTCCCTCCACGGCTATACCGGCATCACCGGCCTGGCAGAGACCTCCATCGGAGGACTGGACACCGCCACCGCGGCCCGCGTCCAGACCGCGCTGCAGAACGCCGGGTTCCGCGTCATCACTGCAGCCCAGGAGATCAACGGATCAGACCCCGCGAACATCGCCAACAAGACCACCATCAGCGCTGGCGTACAGGTCGAAATGTCCAATGCCCTGCGCGCCAGCTTCTTCCCGAACGGCGACCTCTCCCGCACGATGCGGGACTCCGGGCAGCGAACTGCCGCCTTCAACACCTACGTAGCCGCAGTCCGCAGCGCTTTCGACGGTCAGGGCAAGGTCTTGTGCGGCAGCGTCAACGTCTCCCACTGGACGACCGTCCCGTGGTCATCAGCGGACCTCGACATCGTCGCCAGCATGGGCACCGACAAACTCGCCACCGGCGGCAGCCACTTCGTGAACCTCGTCGGCCGGTTCGCCGACACGAGCAACTGCTACCTGGCACGCGTCGACTTCAGCACCACCCAGACGGTCACGCTCACCCTGCGCAAACGGGTGACCGGCACAGAGACGCTGCTCGCTACCGCCCCCGACGCCGGGCTCACGCACGCTGCGGGCCAGATGTTCCGGCTCCGGCTGCAGATCACCGGCAGCACCCTGAACGCCAAGATCTGGCTGGACGACACGAACGAGCCGACGGGCTGGTCCGTCACCGTCACCGACACCTCCCTCACGGCGGCCGGAACGATCGGCACCCGCACCATCCTGTCCTCGACGAACACCAACACGCTGCCTGTCATTGCGAGTTACGACGGGTTCCAGCAGGTCACCCCGCAGACGATGCAGGTGCTCCGGTCCGTGAACGGCGTCGTCAAGGCCCAGGCTCAGGGTATGGATCTGCGCCTGGTCAACCCGGTCTATGTGGCGATGTAGGAGACGACGATGACGCTCTGGCTCGCCGGAATGCGGATCACCGCTGGCCGGCTCAACGACTACTCCCTCGACGACGAGACGACATCGGGCTTCTCAATCGCCTCGGGCTGGACCCTCAACAACTTCTGGGCCAACCGGCAGGGAGCCACAGTCGAGATGAACATCTACGTCAACCGGACCGGCGGCACCATCACCGCCACCACCGGCAACATCACCGACACCCTGGTCGGCACTGCGCCAGCCGGGTGGCGGCCCAACAGCGCCTCGACCCTGAACGGCATCTGGGACGACGGCACGTCCTCCGGCGGCTTCGTCATCGGCACCGACGGCGTCACCACGATCCGTACCGCCTCCAGCGACATCATCAACGGCCGCAACCTGCGCCTGCACGTCACCTTCAACAAGGAGCCCTAGACATGCCTCTCGGTACCCCGGAAGGCCCGACAGCGAGCCAGTGGAAGGTCACCGCCAACAGCGTCGACTCGGCCGGCGACTACCCCGTGGCCTTCAACGTGACGGCCACGACCGACAACCCGGACGCCCCCGGCGTGCCGGACATCGTCCAGAAGTTCGTCGCCATGATCGCCGCGTCGCCGAACTTCCGGCTGATGTCGGCGGCCCGCTCGTACTCCTACTCGGAGCCGATCACGCCCACCGCGTGACCCGACACCACCGCACGCCCCGTGCCGACTGGCCGGGGCCTTTCTCATGTCTGGAGGTCTCATGGCCACTTGCCGCGGCATAGACGTGTCCGCGTACCAGAGCACCCAGGACTGGGCCGGCCTCAAGAAGGACGGCCTGGTCTTCGCGTTCGCCAAAGCGTCCGAGGGCGAGCACTCCCGGGACGCGAAGTTCGACACCCACATCGCCAGCATCATCAAGGCCGGGCTCATCCCCGGCGGCTACCACTTCGCGTGGCCCACCCAGTCCGCGGCCGCCGAGGCAGCGAACTACATCAGCGCCGTACGCCCGTACGCGAAGACCGGGTTCACGCACTGGCTCGACCTTGAGCGCTACTCGGACGGCAGGAACTACGGCGGCCGTACGGCCGCCCAGATCAAGGCCTGGGCCGCCGCGTGGATCGCCGCGGTGCAGGCCGCGTTCCCCGGACAGCGCGTCGGCATCTACACCAGCGCCTCCGACCTGACGGCCGGCCACGTGCCCGCCGGCGTCCCGCTCTGGTACCCCGCCTACCCGTGGGGTGCCGCCGCCTACGGCCAGGCCGAGGCCGCCGCCCAGCCCAAGCCCAGCGGGCGGGCCCCGCTGATCTGGCAGTTCACCAGCCAGCCCATCGACCGATCCATCGCGTACCTGTCCGAGGCCGCGCTCCGCGCCTGGGCCGAGGGCGACATCACCGAGGAGGAGGACACCGTGCCCCAGTACGTGAATCTCGGGCTGGTCAAGCCGTACCAGCTCAAACCCGCGGCGTGGGACTCGATCGAGTTCACCAAGGAGTGGACCGACGAGACAGGCGACCACGGCGCCGGCGGAAGCGTGTTCGTCCGCGGCGCGGCCCGGTTCACCGGCAGTCTCAGCCTGACGATCACCGGGTTGCCCGTCGGGGCGGTGGTCCAGGCCCGCATGTCCGAGTACGACGGCGACAAGTCCGTCCAGGACCACCCGATCCACGAAGTCATCGGGACACTCGGCGGTGCCTACGCCGTCATCCCCCTGGTGAAGGCGCTCACGGCCGGACGCGGAATGCGGGTACGCCTGCTCAACCAGTCAGCCGCCACGGTCACCGTCACCAGCGCCGTCGTCACCGCGCTCGTCTACAAGGAGGCCTGAGCCGTGAAGGACTCCACCAAGCGCACCGCCCGTACGGTCCTGCAGACCACGGTCGGTGTCGCCGTCGTGCTGCCCGGGATCGTCGAGGCCTCCGGCATCCCCGCTTCACTGCCCTGGGTAGCGGGAGCGCTCGCAGTCGCCGGCGGCCTCGCCCGAGTGATGGCCCTGCCCGCAGTGCAGGCCCTGCTCCCGGGCTGGCTGCGGACCGACGAATCGGCGACCAGACAATGACGGTGCCCGAGGCCTCCGTCGCCGTCGAGCTGGAGCGCCTCCGCGGTACGGTCTCGACGGGCTTCGCTGAGGTCAAGGGCTCGCTGTCCGTTCTCGTCGAGCGTTCGGACCGCGCTGAGCGAGATCTCAAGCAGCTCCGCCAGGACACCGAGAAAGACCTCGGTGAACTCCGCGCGGACGTCGAGGCCTTGAAACGGAACCGGTGGCCGCTGCCCGCGATCGGCGCGCTCACCGGCGTCGCTGGCGCCGTGGCAGGCCTCCTCGCCCTGCTCATCCGCTGACACCAGAAGCCCCCTGTACGGCCCATCACGGGCCGTACAGGGGGCTTTGTCGTGTCCGGCTACGCTGCCGCCATGATTCGTGTAGTGGTCTTCGACGTCGGGGAGACGATCACCCGGGACGACCGATACTGGGCTGCCTGGGCCGACTGGCTCAGCATCCCTAGGCACACCCTCTCTGCACTCGTCGGTGCCGTCGTCGCCCAGGGAGATGACAATGCCGAAGCCCTCCGGCTCATTCGACCGGGCATCAACATCCCTGCCGAGTACGCCGCCAGGGAGGCCGCGGGCTGCGGCGAGTGCCTTGACGAGAGCGATTTGTACGAGGACGTTCGCCCCGCGTTCACCATGCTCCGCGACCACGGGGTACGGATCGTCGTCGCCGGGAACCAGACGGCCCGCGCCGGTGAACTGCTCCGCGGACTCAGCCTGCCCGCCGACCTGATCACCACCTCGGAAGAACTCGGGGTGGCCAAGCCCTCTCCAGACTTCTTCCACCGCGCACTGGTCGCAGCAGCAGCTGAGCCCGACACCACCCTGTACGTCGGCGATCACCCGGCCAACGACATCGTCCCCGCGCAGGCAGCCGGTCTCCGCGCCGCACACCTGCGCCGCGGCCCTTGGGGACACCTATGGGCCCACACGCCACAGGCGGACGCTGCGGACTACCGCATCGACAGTCTTCTGGACCTCGTCGGGGTCATTTCTGCCTGAACCTCCGCTTCGCTGGTGCAGCCGCAGCTAACTTGGCCGGTATGACTGCACGCACGGTGGGTGATCGGATTGCCTACTACCGAAGTGTGGCCCGTCCGCAGATGACGCAGCAGCAGCTCGCCGACGCAACGAATCTGTCTCTCGGCGCGGTCCGTAAGATCGAGCGGGGCGAACGCAAGCCCAGCGCCGGGACGTTGGAGGCCATGGCAGATGCGCTAAGGGTCGATCCAAGCCAGCTGCTGACGGACCGAGGCGCCGCCCATAGCAGAGTCCATGGTGCGTTGCCCGCTCTGTCGGCGGTGCTTTCCTCCTACGACTTCCCTGACGACGGCCCCGTCCGTCCGATGCCCGTGTTGCGCGCGTCCGTTGAGGAGGCAGCGGCCTGGAGGCTCGCTGCACAGTACACACCTATTGCGCGAGCGCTCCCCAACCTGTTGCCCGAGTTGCTGCGCGGCTTCCACTCAGCAGCCGGAGAGGATCGCCGGGTCTGGGCAGACCTGCTTGTACGTGCCGCTCGCTCAGCAGACGCGGCAGCGTACAAGATCGGTGCTCGGGACCTGTCCGCCCGCATGATCGACCTGATGCGGTGGGTCGTTCCCAACGCTCAGGATCCGCTGCTGGAGTCGTCCGTCGCCTACGTACGGACGGAGACCTTCTTTGCCGCCGGCACCCACGCCGCTGGCTTGCGCGCTCTGGAGGCTGCCATCGACAGGTCGCCCCTCCCCGACTGCGCTCCTGCGGCCGCTGCCCGCGGTGCCTTGCACATGCGAGCAGCGGTCATTGCTGGCCGAGCTGGTAACGGTGCTGCCGCTGAGTCGCACCTGACGGAGGCGCAGTCGCTCGGGAAGGATCTGCGCGAGGACGTGTACTGCGGGACAGCGTTCGGACCGGACTCCGTGCGCATCCATGAGGTATCCGTTGCAGTGAGTCTTGGCAGCGACCACGCTGGCCGTGCCTTGGACGTCGCACGCGAGTGGAAACCTCCACAGGCTCTTCCAGCCGAGCGCCGGTCCGGGTTCTACATCGAGATGGCCCGTGCTCAGCTGTGGGCTGGCCGGGCCGACGCCGCGTTCGAGGCCCTGAAGGTCGCTCGCAAGATCGCGCCACAGCACACGCGACAGCATCCGTGGGTCCGCCAGGACGCTGGGACACTTCGCCGCTTGAAGAGGGCGGATTCCGAGGAACTCACCAACTTCGCGGAGTGGTGCGCAGCCATCTAGCGGGGCACCCCTCGCTGGGGTACTTGTGCCCCTTCCCTGGGGTCACCATCGCTCGCACGCACAAAGTCCGAGCAGACGGGACCTGGGATGTCGATTCCGCCCACGCCCTCGCCGAGGGTCATAGATCCCAACGTGAGTATTGCCCGGCTGCATGGCGAAGCCTGCTTCCACTGCGGGTCCGTCGCAGGGACTTTGTCCGCGGCCGGGAGGGTCGTACTGCGCGGGAAGACTCGTGTGTGGTCCATCGCCACATGCGGATGCAGGTCCCAACCAGATGGCGCCTCCGGCCGAAGAAGAGTCCTTGGTGATCCAGTCCTGGCTGGTCCCGAGGTCGCGGCCAGTCGGTGAAGGAGTCGACGTGCAGAACGCTACAGCCCCGCCCCCCAGCAAGGCAGAGGCAGACAGTCCCCCGGACATCAGGGCCATGCGCGCCAGCATCGCGCTCGTGCTCGCCGCGGACATCCCCAGGGCGGACCCCGGCGACCCCGATTCCCGAGACGCCCCCGAGAGGCACTTCACCCGCCCTGAGCTGGTCGCGCTCACGAACGCATACCGGGACCACCTCTGCACTCTGATCCCTGCGGTGGAGACTTGGGCCGAGCGGCTGCCTGAGCGTCATGCGAATCGTGTGTCGGCGATGATGTGCGCCGGCCAGGCCCGGATCCTGCTGCGTGCAGAGCCCGCCGAGACGGATGCCCTCCGTGGGTCCATCGCGTCGCGGATGGCCCGCGCAGTGCGGACGTTGTGCGGGCACTACGACCGGCTGGTGTCGCGATGACCAGCACCTCACTCCCAACAGTCGCCTACGATCCGGCGGACCCGAGCAGTGGCGTTGCCCTCGTCAGCCACCAGCTCGACAAACTCGGGCTCGGTGAGCACTGGGTGCAGACCGGCGAGCAGGGCGGTTTGCGGGTCGTCGACCGGCGGATCTCGCCAGGGCACGGGTGGTGCCGAGCCGTCGGTCTCTATCAGGCTCTCTGGCCGGCCACCGCTGATCTGTGTGTCGAGGTCGACTGGTATGCGGACTCAGACGTCCCCGCATCCGAGCAGGATGAGCACTGGCGGACCCGGCTGGCTACGGTCACGGCCGGACTGGAGTCCCTCGGCTACGTGGTCCGGGCGCCTGGCCCGCGCCGGACACCGGGTGTCGACCGCTACCAGCCGCTGATCGTGTCCCGCCTGCCGGTCGGCGCATCTCTGGCACCTTGCCCCGCCGACGGCTGGGACCACCTGGAGGTGCACCCCACCTACGAGCGACCTGCACACAATCCCAGCAGACGCCTCCAGACCATGCTGGAGGACTTCCACCTGACCAGCTACGTCACCCGCACCCTGGACACCCATTTGTGGCCGCCGTACGCCACTGCCGCCTCGGTCGTCGTGTGGTCCGACTTCCAGGACGCCACCCTGGACGACTGGCAGAGCGCCATGGCTCGCGTGCGCCGCGTCCTGCGCATCGCCGGGTATCGATGCCTGGACCACCGGCGCCCCTGGGACCGCGCCGTCGACCACCTGCCGTACGTGATCGTCTACCTCCGTGAGGAGCTGCAGTGACCATCGCCCTGGCCGAGGAGATGTGGCGGGGGCACACTCTCGCCATCGGTCAGATGGGCCGGATGTCCGGCGCAGCTGCCGTCGGCGACCACTGCATCTGGTGCGACCGGCCACCCGGCGACGGTGCCGTCTGCCTGCTTCCAAAGGCGCCCTGGCGGGCGTGCTGCCGCTGCTACCTGGCCCGCCTCGCGACGATGATCACGTGGTGCGACTGGCACGAACACATCGCGCGGTGCAATCCCTGCAAAAGCGGCACGAGGTGCTTCGTCGCACGCGGCCAGCGCTATCGGCACCAGGAGGCCGCGGCCCTGATTGGGGAGCCGCTTCGTTGCTTCCCCTGCAACGAGGAGGTCGCCGACCGGGACCTGGTCGTCGCCGTCATCTGGGAGGGGGACGCCAGCCCGCATCCTGGATATGCGCACGTCCTGTGCCTGTCCCGCCTTGCGAGGGGAGGGCGGTCGTGACGCTCCCGATGACCGGCACGGGCGTGCGCCCTGTCGAGTGGTGGTACGGCTTGCCGGTGCCGGCCATCACCGCCCGAGCGGGCGAAGAACCGCAGCCCCAGCCGCTGATGCGTCAGAGGAGTCGCCTGGGGTTCACGGACGAGGTGTGGAGCGACCGGCATTACGAGGTCCTGTGGATGCGCATGCCCTCCCTGGCCCGCCGTGAGCCGCAGTTCGAGGTCGTCCATGGGTTACGGCAGCGCCGGGCCATGACTCGCATGCTGTGCCAGGTCTGCGACGGTCCTACCCCGGCCGCCGTGGGCAAGCCCGCACTTTTCCTGCTCGGCGCGGACGGCGGCAGGCCCATCCGCGACGGTGAGGAGACCGCGTCACCGCCCGTGCACGCAGCCTGCGCCCGCACCGCGGTGGAGTACTGCCGGCCTCTCGGCCGCGGCTGGTCTGCTGCGCTGGTCGAGCGCACTCCGGTCTGGGGTGTGGCGGGCACGGTGTACGACCCGCGCACGCTGTCGGCGGTACCGGCGCCCGAAGGCCGCCGCCTGCACAGGCTGCCCTTCACGGATGCCAGGATCCGCTGGGTCCTGGCATCCCGCCTCATGGTCACGCTGGAGGGAGTGACCCCCGTAATGGATCTGGAGGACCTGGAGGACGCCGAGCTGGCCGCAGCGCCAGCAGCCTCGACCTAGCCCGGTCCCGGCGTACGCCGACGCGCCGGGGCCGGATCCCACGGCTGCTCCCGGATCCCCCGACGGGAGCGGCCCTCTATGGCGGAGCAGCGTGATATGCGTCCGCTGGCTCCGCAAGTGCTCGCCGAGAGGCTGAGCGCGACCGCCCCGTCCTCCGTAGTGGAGGGCGGGGCGGTTTACTGCGTTGTGACGCCCCCCGCCGAATCACGCGGCGGGGGGCGCCCTTCCGGCCGGTAACCTCCCGAGTACCCGACCGGGCTTGTCTGGGGCTATGCGTCAGGCGGCCGGAATGTACACGTCTGCCTCCCCTGACTGCACTGTACTCACAGTGCAGAGCGATCTACAGCTTGTAGACGAGCACGTGCACGAAAGCTCCTCAGCCCGTGCCACTATCGCCGTGGAATCTCCCGTACCAGGCCATCACCTGGTAGGTGGTGGCGAAGGAGAGGCTCTCTCGGATGGCGGCAAGTTCCTTGTCGACGGCACGTCGGCTGAGTCCGATGCGGGGGCCGACCTGCTGCTGGGAGTAGCCGGCATTGAGGTCGCCGAGGATGCGCCACTGGCGCTCGGTGAGCGGATCGTCGTTGGTGGTGAGGGCGAGGTCCTGCCATCGGGTGGCGTGATCCCAGAACAGGTCGAACGCAGCGCGCGCCCAGGCCACTGCGGCTCTGTCGAACAGATGCCAGCCGGAGTTGTTCTCGGCTCGTTCTATGACGTGGTTGTCCACGAACGCGTGCTGCCGGTCGATGATCACCAAGCGTGGCCCGGGGAGAGCTGAGGCACGCACTTCGGCCCCGTCCGCGATCATCTCGGCGACATAGTCCCGGGTCTGGCCGTGTTCGTGGGCACTGCGATGGTAGATCGACCGGACCTGAACCCCTCGCCGTAGCGCGGAACGGGTGCGCTCGACGCCCAGACGGAGAATGGCGGGGTCGCGGTCGGCCGGCTCTCCAGGCTGGATGGAGCAGAACTCGGTCCTGGCGCCCCCGCCAATCTCACCGAGGCGGGCGTTCATCTGGGCTGCGGTGCCCAGGAATTCTGATCCGGGACCGCCGTAGAAGCGGTGCGGGTCGAAGTGCTCTGCGAGGCGCTCCAGGGCGGGGATCTGGGAGACGCGTTGAACCAGCTGCTCCAGTTCACCCAGGACGGCCGTTGTGAGGCCGTGTACAGCCGCTGTGGGGTCGTTCGGGATGTATCCGCCGGGGGCGTAGGGGTCTCGGTCGACGAGGCGGAGGGCGAGAAGTTTGTCGGGGGCGTAGCCAGGCGGTAGCGGGCGCCCCTCGGCGATCTGTCTGTAGGCGGCGAAGTCGCGTTCGGCGAGCGGCAGTTCGTCGTCCGGAGTGTCCAAGTCGCTCACGTTCGCCCCCTGTTACGCGTGTGGAATTCCGCATGTGCAGTTTTCCGCACGGCATGCCGCTTGGACCACCTGGATTGGCCATGTAACTCTGACGGTTCAGAACCAACACTCGCAACCATGTTCGAACAGAGGGGTGTCGAATGACCCGAGTCCGCCTTGTGGTCGCCTCCGCCCTACTGGTCCTGACTGCCGTGGCCGCTCCGGCAGCGGCAAGCGCGCTTGAGTCCGGGCGCACGGTCCAGGGCCAGGACATCGGCTGGGGCGCCGCTGCAACGTCCACGACCGACGAGGCGACGACCGAACCGACCGCGACGGAGACATCGACGTCCGCTGATTCGACCCTCGGAGACATCGGCTGGGGCTGACAGCTCCGCCGCACAGACTCCGGCCGAGTGCTCGGGAGGCCTCAGCCGGAAAGAGGGACGCCCCCTGCCGCGTGAATCGGCAGGGGGCGTCTTGTCGAAAACAGTAGAGG